TAAGAGGGATCCTTTCATGTTTAATGCAGCCCAGTCTTCTTGGACGGGGGTATGCACTGAGGACATAAAAGGGTATTTTGCAGCCTCCATAGTGTGGGAGGATCCGACATTGTTATTGTCTACCCAAGTGCCTTGTTGGCGAGCTTGTTCTGCAAAATCAGCAACAGCGTCATAACGATCATCCATTTGCTGTGGCGTTAAACCAGGAGCTTGAATGAACCGTAAGAAGTCAGGTAATCCGACTATGCTGTCGCGGTTGAGATTATTTACCGACAAAAATCGGCGGAGATTCTCTCTCTCCAGAACTGTGGTGTTAAACCCATATGAGACACGACCATCATCGACTACCATGTAGTCTCCTTGTTGTTCGTCCTCTAAAGTGTCATCCAAAAGGATGCCACTAGGTCTTCCGTGGCCTCTAGTTCTAATACCATCGAAAGCGATCCTATCGTCAGGATCATCACCATTTCGCCTATGTTGACTGTTATAAAACTGGTCTTCAAAGCTAATGGCTTCATCTTCATAGTCCTCAAAAGTAGCTTCAGCATCCTCTAAATAATAATCGGCGTACGAGACGTCATCATCATCAAAGTAGTTGAATTGAGCGGACATATGGCCCTCAGACTCTGGCTTCTTACCATCGTCTTGAGGAATTGGAACTTTCATCTTGCGAGCTAATTCTCGGAAGAGGGGAATGAGAACGGTTCCTTCGTTCTTACCTGTTACCAGGTTGTGTGAGTGGTGAATACCAATAATTTCACGTTGTTGAACGCTCCATAATGGGTTACCAGAATCACCTTCACTCGTGTTGATATCATAGGATACAATCCAGGACGAATCAGTTTTTTCGAGCCTTGAAACGCCCCCTTTGGAGCCTGTACCAAGTATTTCTACGAGTGGGGCTGTCCCTTTTAAATTAAGGGCAGCAGTGTATGGTCTCAGACCAAGCTTACCGGCTGTGGATGCTGAGATTGGGAGACAAGCAAAATCTAAGCCTGCCTCATTAGCGGTTTGTGTGCTAAAGGCTGTAAGACGCAATTGATTTACATAAGCGGTCTTGCCAGTAGGACCAACAATCTTAACGCACCCTGTGAGGAGGGCATCGCGAATGTTGTGGGAAGCTGTTAAAATCCATAATTTAGGGGTCTTGACTCCCTTGACATCTTTGAAGATTTGAATCAAGGAAGCGCCTCCTATATAGCCATCTCTTCCGTGGATGGCTGGAAGTCCCAATTTAACAGTATTTTCAGTAGCTGTAGGGTGAGGGTTTACCATTGCCTCTTCTCTAACGAGGGGAGGTGGTTGGACTCTTGGTCTATGGGGCAATCTTACATGCCTAATTCCTTGAGGAGGACGACGAGGGGCATCGCGCGCAACTCTGTTAGGGAGTGCTGGCAATGGTCGAGCGTCTCTTCGAGCCCGAGGACGATCAAGCTGAACCTGAGGAGGAACCACTGGGCCCTGCGCGACATAATTGTCTACAGGGTTTTGGGCAAGTATAACTGGCTCGTCGTCATCTGAGTCAGTAAGAACTTCTTCGTCTTCCTCTGGGTGTTCTTCAACGACTTCATCATCGTCTTGAGCATCAGCAGGGGGTTGTGGAACCACTTGAGGTGGTAAAGCTACCTGTCTTGCGAGAGGATTTTGAGGTAACATAGCGTCAATTCTGGGAATCGGCACAGTCACAGTGCGGTCGTGTTCTGGGTTGGCGAAATCGATCTTGATCAGAGGTAGGTGCAAAGTTGGGACCTGAGTCGTAATCTTTTGATCAGGCTCTATCCTTGTTCCTACTTGTTCGGGGGATCCGATTTTAAACCAATGAATTTTGCGTTTAGCATCGACCATTTTGGCAACAATTCCATAAGCGGCGGACAAGTATAAACTAGCCCAAAACTTAGGAACTGCGGTTTGCGGGGCACGTTCGGCATCATAAACAAGCTGTTGAGTCTTGCGAATGTAAGCCATAGTGCGGTTGTACTCTGATTCAGCATCTAGCTGAACAAGAATTATTGTTGCGACAACTCCTACTCCGTATGCGATTGCCATTATACTTAATAAGGCGAGCATTTGGAAGGATAAAAATACCTCCGAGATCTGATTAACAGTTTTCTCAAAGGCATTCAGCTGGGCAGGCCTGCGAACATATTGACCTGAATAGTCGCCACGCACTTGTACAGTGGTGGGGAAAAGACTAATAGGGCCTCCCAAATCTAATTGGGAGAGTTGGTTCATACATACAGCGATGATAATGATAGCGGTG